CTGCTGAGGAGTTGATGACCTATTCAGATGCAGCATATAAGGTTCATGGCCTGACACTGGATTTCTTGAGAGAGAACGGTGTGCCCTATGAGGAAGCTGCCCAGATGATAGTTGACTTCTGCAAAAAGGCAAGGATTTCCAGCGCAAGGGACGGACAGCCTTTCATTGTTGGTCAGAACATCCTTTATGATATAGGTATGATACAGCAGCTTTTGGAGTACGCTGGTCTCTGGAAGGAGTTCTGTAAGTGCGTAAAGGGCAACGAGGACTTTCACGGAGAGTTCCAGCCTTTGATCCTGGACACGCTTACCCTTGCATATATGGGTCTCTGCAATGCCGGACTTACAAACTATAAGCTGGGAACACTTGCTGAGAAGCTTGGTATTGAGCTGGATGATGCCCACGATGCTGATGCTGATGTTACGGCCACCGAGGAGATTGTCCGCACCTTTACTATAAGGATGCGTAATGCAAGCGGTGGCGGTGATGAAGGCGGTTCAGGCCTTGTGGAGAATAAGAAGGAGAAGAAAAGAGAACATTTCAAGATTTAGGATATGGGAAATTTTGTGTTGGATAAAAAGACTGGGACGTTTGTCCCAGCTCCTTCTGAAACAGAGGAGAAGGTTAAGGATATGGCAGAGGCCGGTAAGGTTGATGCTGGTGAGATTAAGGATGCAGTGGACATCATGAACAAGACTACCCAGGTAAAGCTGGCTTCTGATGCTTCCGGACTGCCCAATGAGCCGACTGAAACCTTTAAGAGACTTTCCGACTTATCGGTGTTCCAGGTTATTGACCAACCGACTGGGAAGGTGTTGTGTATTATAAGCGGATATGCCCTCCAGATTAAGTTCAACAGGGAGGCAATTACCAGTGCAGCAGACGTTGAACAGTGCGCTGAGGGACTGAAAAAGATGTTCTATAATGCAATCATGGATCAGATTCTGGGTGATGACAAGAAATGATTCACCCCGAATCCTTCCAAATAGGCTATTTAAGATAAAGAAAAGAATATGGCAAGCAAATATTATAATAGCCTGAGGGAATGCGAGCAAGACTTCTGCATCTTACTTGTAGAAGGAAGCCCCAAATTCGCTGGAAACCCCACCCAGTGCTACATTGAGACTGTGGGCAAGAAAGAGGGTGTCCCAACTGATGATCCATTTATAGGCCATTATGTAAAGGAACTGCTTTCTGATGAGAATATCAAAGGTTATATCCAGGAGCTCCGGAAGGCTTCTGAGGATGACCAGGAAACAGAGCTCCTTAAAATCCGTCTGAGATCTACACTTCTCAAAATAATCGATGAGTGTTCTGAAGCGCAATTTACTGACAGGAGAGGCAACAAGCTTTCTCCTGCTGCTATGCGCTCTGTGGCCAACAATTCCATTAAGACGCTCATTGACATTACGCCTGCCCTCAAGAAAGAGGTGGAAGCTGGGGAAGATGATGACAAGAACAAGGGTGGGTTAACCTTTAACGTCATTGTTCCCGACAAACCTGTAAAGACCAAGGAACAGCTTGCCCTGGAAGAGTCAGTAAAAAACGATAATGACAAATAATAAAAATGGACAAGACACTTAGGAACACGTTTATTGGAGCTCTCTTTACGGTTGCAATCACCTTTTTAGGAGCTTGGATTCAGATCAACAACCGTATTGCGGTGTTGGAGGTACAGGTTGATAACTATGTCAAGGCTCAGACCAAGAATGATGCCGACATGGATAAGATGATGGAGAAGATTATCGACATCCAGAACAAGGTTACAAAGCTGGATGCCCAATTCGAAATAGAACACAAGAACAACCAGTGATATACAACTATGACCCACACCAGAAAATAAAGGAGAAGGCCCATGTTGTCATAGAGGCTTCCAGTGAGCTCCACGATATGAGGCTGGACGGGTTCATAGGCATGGAGGGAATGGTGGTTTCCCTCGTAAAAAGAAAGAAAAGGAACAGCGGTGCCTGGGTAAGGATAGTTGGCGGGGAGTTTGCCGGAGAGGAATGGTTCTTCCCGATACTGGCACTGAGAGACCTGAATGCAAAGACTGTTGAAGAAGAATTTGGAGACTTTATAATATGAGAAAACTTCTTTTGGCGACCATATCAATGATAATGTTGTTGGGAACAGCACTGCTTGGAGGGTGCTGTTCCCCGCGAGTGGTCGAGAATACGGTTATCCAGACTGATACCGTAAGGACAATTGACAGTGTGTTGGTTTATGTAAGGCCTGATACTGTTAAGATAGAGGTTCCTGCATCATCACAGTCTGTTGTTACAAAAGATACGGCATCACACCTCCAGGACGGTCTTTATGAGTCAGATGCATACTGGGATGGTCAGTTCCTGCATCATTCACTTAACAGCATCCCAGGGGCCCAGTTGACTAAGATTATCCATCATACGGATACGGTCAAGATAAAGGAAAAAGCGGAAAGCCACAATAAGGACAAAAGCAGGAAGGAAACCGTTTACGTGCAGCCATCCCTGAAAGACAAGGCTGTGTATGTGGCTATCGGTTTTGTTCTTGCAGTAATACTTGGGATACTTTATGGAGCAAGGAAGAAAATCGCTGGAATTCTTAAAAAGCTTTGGTAGCCAGGTTCCTGGGAAGTTCAAGAAAGTATATAATAATCCAATAAAACCAAACGAGAATGAAAACAAAGTTACTGATCAAGGAAAGACTGTATCTGATGAACGTCCTTCCGCAGCAAAACTCACTTATTGAGTATCAGCTGAAAAAGAGTATTATCCAGAAGGTTGAGATCACTGACGAGGACAAAGCACTCGTAGACTTCAAGCAGGAGAACGAGAGCAATGTTACATGGGATGCCAAGAAGGATATGGACAACCCGAAGGAATTTGAGTTTACTGACCAGGAATGTCAGTATGTCCGCAAGGCAATTGAGGCACTTTCGGACGGGGAGCACCCAGATGAATACTGGATAGTGGTCATGTTGCTGTATGACAAGCTTGACGTAACAAAGTGTTGATAAGTTTTTCATGGTATTAGATTTTTCAAGGGAAAGTTCCTGGCCTGTGATGGGTCGGGAACTTTTTGATTAATGGAGATTAAAGTTTCAACTGGGTATTTTCTTGTCTCCCTATTTACTTATGAATTCAATGAAGCGGAGTCCATAAGGTAGGGGAGGTTTTGGTTTTACTTACTCCCCGCCCGCTTTTAAGTAAAACAAAAGTAATCATAGGAGAAAATTAAATGAAAAAATTAGTCCCTTACACAGGTGAAATTAATTTCTCACCATCATGGAAACAGCATCTTGTATGGGAGATGCTTGAGCCTAATAGGTGTGATAAGTGTGGAGGCAGCCTTGAAATGCGTCCTGTTGGAACGGACAATAACGGCAATATAATAAAGAAGCCGTTCTGTTCAAAATGTGGTACTTCAGACATACCAAGGCTTGTGTTATATGGCGGTGCAGCCGGAAGTGGTAAAAGTTGGTTGGGTACTGCATGGGGTATAATAACATGCATCAGATTTCCTGGTGCGAGGTTTGCTCTTGCCCGTAAAGTACTTAAGGTGTTACGTGGAACAACATTTGTAACACTCCAAGGCGTACTGAAAGCATTTGGTCTTGAGGAGGGGGTTCATTTTCATATAGACTGGGTAAACCTAATAGTTACCTTTTGGAACGGATCGAAGATAATATGCCTTGGACTTGAGGATAAGCCGTCAGATACCGAATTCTCTTGGCTTGGTAGCTTTGAGTTTACGTGCTTTTATGTGGACGAGGCATCTGAGGTATCTGAGAAAGCTGTTGAGGTTCTTCTTTCACGTTGCCGTTGGATGATAGCAGAAACATTTATTGTACCAAAGGGACTAATGGGAACCAACCCTGCAATATGCTGGTTAAGGGATAAGTTTGTACAGGACGAAAATGGCATACCACTTGAAAAACTTCCTGAGGGCTATAGGTTTGTGCCAGCTACAGTGTTCGATAATAAAGATCCAAATTTCGTCGCTGTCTATGTGAACAACCTAATGAATATTCAAGACGTATATACCAGGAATCGACTGCTTAACGGACTCTGGGATTCTCCTAACAGTAACACGAACGCAGCGTACCATTCGTTCAATTCAATTAAGCATGTAAGGCAGAACCTACGTGAGAGGGTGTACAATAAGCTCAAGCCGATTATTGTTAGTTACGATTTTAACACAAATCCTTATTGTACCGCGATCCTGATTCAGATTGATTATGACGCAAAGAACCTGTTTGTGCTTGAGGAAATCCTTGGAAGGCCAAAGGAAAAAACAAACAACACACCTGCTCTTGCAAAAATTGTTTCAGACACACTAATGGCAAGGGGACACCTGGGAGGTGTTATAATTACAGGTGATCCGGCTGGACTTGGAAAAACAACCGCAACAGCTGATGGTGTCAATAACTTCACGATTATTAAACAGTTTATGGATAATGATGTGCTCAGACCAAGGGTGGAGCTTCTTACCAAGCAGCCAGCCCATGTAACCAGGCTTGATTTCATCAATCAACTTTTTGAAGGCTATGACGGCTGGAGCATCCAGATTGACTATAGGTGCCATAAACTGTGCGAGGATTTTGTACGTCAGATGAAGAATGATGACGGAACAAAAAGCAAACACCTTGGTTATATAGATGGTGTTAAGTGTGAGACTCTTGGACACTGTAGTGATGCATTTGATTATGCTGTGGTAAAATTCCTGGGAAAAATGTACACGAAATTCAAGGCTCACGTCTCCTCACCAATCATAACAGTCCCAGATTCCGTGTCTGCCTACGATACAGCGAACCAATGGGACTACTAACTGGCTATTTAAGATAAAAGAGAACAAATATGGCATACCGCAGATTCCTAAACGATTCGGATTACCTCTCCACAATGACCGAAGTGGGGATGTCCCAGCTTACCCGTGAACGCCATGATCGCGTCATCCAGGCAGAACAGTCAGCAGAGCTTTCAGTCATAGAGTACCTTAAGCAGCACTATATGGTCGAGGAAGAACTGCTGGTTGGCAAGAAGATAGCACCGTACAACAACCAGATAACTTACCCGCCAGATGTCTACATTACCTATGACGCTGGTGATGGGGAGCAGATATACAGGACGCTCACCAGTATCAATGCCATCAAGAGGCCAACCGACAAGGTGTACTGGGAAGAGCTTATGGATTTTGAGATGTCAGACGTTAAGTTTGATGAGATTCCGTTCTATTCCCAGATGATTACCTGGAAGAAGGGCGATCTGGTCAAGTTCAACCAGTCAGTCTGGAAGTGTGTGAACGGAAACGGCATAGACTTCAACAACATCCAGATCCCAGGTGTCGTTGCCTGGAAGAAGCTGGATACCTATGAATGGCACGCAAACCTCCAGTATGAGGTGTATGACGTTGTAAGGTATGACGGCATGTTCTTCATGCTTCTGGAGACAGCAGACCCAGCCACAATGGACAAGAGCATTAACCCTTACGAATCAGACGACTGGGGACTGATAGGCGACTATGTTGAGGACTATGAGTATGAGGTTAGCG